AAGCAGAATTACACGATGTTGGACAACCTGAAATTAGGATACGGCGGCACAAAGACAGAGATGGAGCGCCTGCTTGCTGATGCTCAAAAAATTACGGGTGTAAAGTACGACATCAACAATTTGTCGGATGTATATTCGGCTATTCATGTAATTCAAGGGCAGTTGGATATTACCGGAACAACAGCTAAAGAAGCGGCAACAACCATATCCGGTTCTTTCGCCTCCATGAAGGCCGCAGCGCAAAATGTCATGGGTCAGATTGCTCTTGGAATGGACATAAAACCAGCTTTGTCAGCACTGGCAGAGACGATGACAACTTTTCTTGTTGGGAATTTACTTCCTGCAGTATGGAATGTAATTTCTGCACTTCCGGGGGCGTTAGTAACATTTATACAGACTGCTACACCACAGTTAGCAACTGCGTTAATGCAATTTGTTCCAGAAATTGCATCACAAGTTCAAACCGCACTACCACAGATGTATGAAATGGCAAACGGAATGCTGCTACAGATTACAACTGCAATCCAAACGAATCTTCCAGGGCTATTACAACAAGGTGTTGAAATCGTAACTAATATTGCAAATGGAATATTGCAGAATATTCCTCAATTAATTTCGATGGCAGCAACACTGATGGCTAATTTTGAAAATTCAATATGGTCGGCGTTACCACTCGTATTAGCAGCAGGAGGCAAACTAATCCTCAATCTAGTTAATGGAATTATTAATAATCTTCCACAGATTGCAACAGCTGCAGCTCAAGCAGTGGCAAAAATGACAGCAACAATCGGACAGAATCTACCGCAGGTTCTGCAGTCTGGTATTGAGATTATTGGAAAGTTGGCGGCTGGATTAATTCGAGCAATCCCAAGCCTTATAGCTCAGATTCCTCAAATTATTTCTGGAATTCGAAGCGCGTTTTCAAATGTTGATTGGGGAACTATCGGTCACAATATTATCCAGGGAATTGCGAATGGACTAAGAAATGCAGGACATATGTTGTGGGAAGCTGTCAAGGGAGTGCTTGGAAGTTTTAAGGATAATGTACTGTCGTTCTTCGGAATCCATTCTCCTTCTCGTTGGGGTATATATGTCGGAGAGATGATTGACACTGGTTTTGCAAAAGGAATTATAGGAGAGCTTCCTTCTATTACTTCTGCGGTTTCTAAATTACAGGACATTGCTACAAGCCCATTTACAAATACAAATCTGAATTATGATTTACAGGGAACAGCAAACAGCTCCAGAATATCAGGAAACGAGACAGCAAGTCGACTTGATACTTTAATTGCATTATTAAGAGCGATTATTGCAATCATAGATGGAAAACCAAGCGGAGATGTAAGCGAACGAGAACTGATTCGAGCATTAAGAGATATGGGGGTTGTATTCGAATGATAGAAATCAAATATGTATGTTCTAATGGAAAAGAATACAATCTTGCGGGTGACCGGATGAGACCAACGTCCGGTTACTTCCACGATTATGAATGGAAACCAATGACTACAAATCAGGAAATTGGAGCAGATGTATACGGGTTTGAAAAAGAACCAAAAACATATCAAATCACATTAACATTCCGTGGACCACTGGAAGAACGCAAAGCCAAGATGGATGAGTTGACAAACTGCTTTGAGTATGACGTTGTAAATCTTACTCCAGGGCGTATATGGTTTGGAAACTATTATATTGATTGCTATATTAAGGATATGTCCAGCAAAGTGTCATCTACCCGGAACTGCTGGACAGACATGGAACTCGGTATCTACTGTCCATATCCTATGTGGGCAGAGGAAGAATCTAAGAGCTTCTATCCGGATAGCGCAGACAAGGGGGGAATTTATAACTTCTTAGATTACCCATATGATTATCAATATGACTATTCAAAACCATTATCCGGAACAGAGCATTGGTATGTAGATCATTACAGAAGTAGCAATTTTCAGATGACTATCTATGGCCCGTGTGCGAATCCAAGAATCATAATTGCCGGACAGGTCTATCAAGTGTATGACACGCTTGAAGCACATGAATACATTGTTATTGATTCACGTAAGAAAACAATTATAAAAAGACTTGCTAATGGTACGGAACAGAACATTTTTTATAAGAAAGCAACCGGCAATTCTATATTCACGGAAATTCCGTCAGGAGACATCTTGATAAATTGGAGTGGAGAGTTTGGCTTCGACATTGTGGTGTACAAAGAAAGGAGTGTACCGGAATGGATCTCATCAAAACAGATCAATACGGAAGGCAGATCGGCTATGTCCAGGGTGCAAATATAGATTTCGAAATCGGAGCTGATGAAGCCGATAGTATTAATGATTTTGAGATTGAGCTTAAGCGTTGGAATTGGGATGGGTCTATTAGATATGGAACTAGAGTATTTTCACCGGATACTGAGTATGGCGGAATTGTCCGAGAAATCAGCACCGATACAAGTACCAATGTAATCCGTGCAAAAGGAGATACCTGGCGCGGAATGATGACCAAAAAAATTATACAGCCATTGAGTGGACAGGATTACGCAATAGCATCTGGGGAACTTAATTCAATCATAAAATCCAAGGTTGAATCTGAGTTCCCTGGACTCTTTTATGGCGTTACTGCAGATACGGGTGTTACAGTGAATAATTATCAATTTGACCGATATTGTACCTTGCATGCTGGACTGGTTAAGATGTTGAAATCAGTAGGATATCGACTGGATATCAGATACCAAGAAGGTGATGTTGGTATGGCTGGATATGTGAAAGTGAGTGCTGTTCCAATCAACGATCTGTCATCAGAGTATGAGCTGACCAATGATAATAACATGAATTTCATAACTGACGATAACCGGCGCGGAATCAACCATCTGATTTGTCTTGGAAAAGGGGATTTAAAGGACAGGTTGGTTATACATCTATACACTGATCAGAACGGTACAATTTCGCAGACTCAGCAATATTTTAAGGGAGCAGAGGAAATTGCGGCTATATATGATAGCAGCGGATCAGAAAGAGATGACCTGATTAAGAATGGAATTAAGGAACTGGAAAGCAAGAAGTCAAGTATGTCTTACAACATGACCATGACTAAGTTGAAAGGAAATATCGATCTAGGAGATATTGTTGGAGGAAAAGATTATCTGACCGGAATTAGCATGAAGAAACCGATTGGTCGAAAGATATGGACAATATCCTCCGGAAAAGAAAAAGTAGTGTATAAACTGGAAGGAGAGACATAATGGAAATAATTACAGGATATAGAGGAAAGCCCCATGTAACATCAGAACAGGATAGAGATGTAAATATTGGAGTTGTGGGAGAAGGATCTTATGTACTGCAGACTGGAATGCAGTTGGCAGCAGAGGTATCTTCCAACAATGAAATTAAAATCAGAGACGGTGTGTTGATGCATCAAGGGTGCACAGCATCAATCAAGAAAAATACATATGACTCTCTTGTTATCATCAATGGTAGTCATGGAATGAAACGTATTGACTTGATTGTTGCTAGATACGAAAAGAACCAAGACAATGGAATAGAAAGTCTTGACTTGAAAGTTATTCAGGGAACACCGGCGGAATCAACCCCGACAGTTCCAGAATATACAGAGGGAGATATTCAGGCTGGTGATTATGTGGCAGACATGCCAATGTACCAAGTTATCATTGATGGACTTAATATTACAGAAGTCAAAAAAGTGTGTGAAGTCGCCCCAGATATTGATGCTCTGAAGAAAGAACTTGCTGAATTAAATAGCAAAATAAAAAATGTCGGAACAGTAAAGAACCTTGCGGCACACGGTAATGCAAATTTTGTTGCCACAGGCGTAATCAATTTAGACGATTACAAATACTTCATACTGCAATGCTGTGATGCTGCCGGAACTCGTGTACTTGCCTCTGTTAATATCTTTAAGGACCAGATCAAGTACGGAAGTGCATATGAGCATCAAGCTGTTTTTGCAGGAGAGGCATCTAATTACCAAGCAGCATGTTATTTCGGAACTGATGGGAAAATATATACAAAAGGCAAGACACAGTATTGTTCCGTGCGTCTTTATGGCGTAATAGCCTAAGATTTGTATATCAGATACGCCACCCTCAGTATGTGCGCACTGACGAACCCTGCTCCTTTGGCAGTGATATGTAGAACCCCGTTTTTTATAACTGTATGATTTAGTCCGGTAATGGCATCAAAAGGTGTTCCAGTTATTTCTATAGTAGTTAATACGGCAACACAGCCATCATACTCAGTACCAACTTCGCAGTCACAGTTGAGGTGGCTGCTATCTGCATAACGCAGATTGACTTCGCCAGCTTTTATATCTGGTATTTTGCTATTTTATTAAGCAACGAATTGTTGCATCATATGAATTTCCTACATGCTACCATAAAGCAAAAAGGAGATCGATATGGAACAACGAATCATGGAAGTGTTAAGGAGAATGCAACCAGTCTTGGAGGACGAGGAACTCCGGGAGCTTAAGAATGTGCTGCACATGGTATTCGCTGGGTGCGACGTCGCACAAAAGACAGAGGTACAATGTGTGGATGATTCCTGGAGGATTGACCTGGAAGATTACTTAATGTCTAAGGCATTGGAGGGCAAGAGTGTTGATACGGTAAATCGGTATCGATATGAGCTGACAAGATTGTTATCATACACCAATAAGCCAGTGGCAGACATAACAGACGGTGATATATCAAGTTACTTGAGAGCCTACAAGAATATCAAGGCAGTGAAAAATAGTACGCTAAAGGGAGTACGTGCAGTGTACAGTAGCTTTTTCGTGTGGCTCAGAGACAGAGATCGGGTAAGGCGAAATCCGATGGTACTGGTGGAATCAATCAAGGTGGAAAAGCGCGTCAAGCGCCCGTTCACAGACACAGAACGGGAGCAATTACTTCGGAGTTGCGTCACTATCAGGGACAAGGCTATGATGGAATTTTTATATTCCACGGCGGTCAGAGTGTCGGAGCTCGCCAGTCTTAATATTGATGATGTCCGGTGGAGTACCAAGGACTTAATTGTATACGGCAAAGGTGGAAAAGAAAGGACGGTGTACCTAAATGAACGCACGAACATGTATTTGCAGGAATACCTGCAGAGCAGAACCGATAATAATCCAGCATTATTCGTGGGACTTAAGAGTCCACACAATCGGCTATCGAAGGCTGGAATAGAAGATATGATAAGACGTACCGGAGAACGTGCAGGAGTTGAAAAGGCTCATCCACACAGATTTCGAGGTACGTCCATTACTAATGCCATTAACAGAGGCATGCCGTTACAGGAAGCTTCTATCATGGCAGGACACGCTAAAACTGAGACGACAATGCTCTACTGCAGCGTTGATCAGGAATCGGTGAAATATCACCACAAGAAATATTTAAGCGCATAGCTTTTTTACCACAATTCACACTCACTTCACACTCGGCAATGGTCGGGTGCTTTTGTTATGCGCTTTTATATATGTAACTTTATTAATGCAAGAAAGGAGGAGTACTTAATAAAATAGCAATATAAAAATATTAAATTCTAAAAATGACAATGGTCATGCACTTAAAGTGTTTAATGCATCCGAAAATCTCGCATATGGGTGCTGGGATGATGGTTTGTATCGTTATGGCGGTTACTATGGCAACGGCGCGCCATCTGACTGGGCTGGCATTATGTTGGTGTCTACAATCTACATTAATGGAGAAGTCAACGGCTATCTTAAAGTTGCATGGGATATGAGCATGACCCAGTACATCATGAAAAACAACAAGGACGGATCCGTGGCTCATAGTTGGAAACAACTTTAATTAATTACAAGTATCCCGGATGCATGATATGTAGCATATCCATCGTATCCGGTACTTCCCATCCATACAGACCCATCTTTGTAAAAGGAAAAGATATCTTCGCCTACCGGATATCCAGCAACATTTATATGACCGAAAGAATGTTGGTCAAACGGTAGGGTGAATGGGATTTTTACGCCCTGATCTCTTCGGCTACTTGCACTTTGGTTATTTATGTTTTGAGCAATGTTAAACCATAGTAAGTTATTTCCGAGTTGTTTATAACTAAAAATCCAACCAGATAAATCAATGACAGCGTAATCACCAGCCATCATTTTGCTATTTTATTAAGTATTCCTCCTGGAAAGGAGTAACAATTGAAGATTATTTTCAATGACGCAACGGAGCTGGTTGTCCAGTCGGCATCGATCCGTACAGATGGAAGCCTTCTAATTAAGACCATCTCTGCAGCGGAAGAGGAACTTCGAACCATGTTCCAGGATAAGTTCAAGACTCAAAAGATGACCGTGACAGAACGGGAGTCCACAGTCGCAACTTATGAGAATTACACCGATCTCAACGCTCTTGTGAAGTACATTGGCGGAATTCTAGGCGTAGTGATGTATCGAGAAAAAGAATCACCAATGGATCGTATTGGTGCACTGGAAGAGCGTGTGGGCAATCTTACAGAAGCCAATAAAAGCCGCGAGGATGAAACTGCAGAGCTTATCGCTACCGTGGACAGTATCCTCACAGACGTGCTGCCGGCACTGCTCGGTGATGGCACAGAAGAAACTCAGTAAGAAAGGAAAAAGAAAGGATGAATGATATGACTACATTTATTGCAAGAATGATCATGAGGGAGGCAGACAAAAGCACAGCAGCAGGACAGAAGAAATACCGTGCATATTTCGTTCGGACGAGCCTCTACAAAAACTGGAAAGACGATGTTGACACTATTTTAAAAACCGACGGTTACGATGAGATTATCGTAGAAGACTGAGGAGGAGTAAAATGGTTAGATTACTTGATATTAAGCGCACATACAGTGATGGTGGTATGCGTCTGTTACTATTGGCGGACAGGAAAGAGGACACGCTCCCGACACTGCTCTCGGACATAGACGGATTAAGCGGTGCTGGGGGGGGTTACTCCGGGCAGTATAGTAATCACTCCTGCACTTGATGCATGCATTATGGCAAATGATCGAACATGGGGGCCGTGGTTATGATGGATAGCTTATTATATAAAATCCTCAAGAACAGAACCGGGGCAGAGATATCTGCCTCCGGGAACCCAGCAATCATGACGGATACGTTAAAAAATAATCCGATGAATGAGATGAAAGTATTTGGCTGGAGCAAGCAGGAGCGTACCATAGGAGCGCAGCTATTCCCAACCATAACTCCAAGTATAGAAGAGAAAAACGGTATAACTGTAGAACACATGGAGCATGGAAAAATACACATCAGCGGGACAGCGGAAAAGACGGTGGATTTTATAGCACCGACATTTGAGCTTTTGGCTGGAACATACACGCTTTCGATGGGAGTTAACATTGATAATACTCTTATGAGATGCACATTGAGTACGACAGAAGGATTACCATATTTCGATATACTTAATAATGAGGCAAGCAAGACAGAAACAACAGAAGATAATATGGAACTCTATCTTTTGTTACGTGTATACGGTGAAAAAACTATAGATATAACGATTCAGCCTATGCTTAACATGGGCACATCTCCGCTCCCGTGGGAACCTTACACTGGCGGACAACCAAGCCCATCGCCAGATTATCCACAGGAGATTGTAAGCGCTGGCATGAAGTGGAGCACTGGAGCACAGTTATACGATATGGATACCAGGCTGAATGTTGACGGCATTGAATATAAAAAAAATGGAACATCTTAT